TAACATTACTTCTTCTTCAAAAGCTCTGTCACTGTTTTCTGTGTCGAAAATTTCAGCATGCTGATTTTCATATCTTTTATATTCCAAGCCGAATAGTGCATTCAAACCTGGCTCTAGTTCTTTAACTAGTTGTCCTCTACTTATTGCCATAATTGTATCCTCCTATTACGTGCCTGTTGTAACTTTAAGTTCATGTTCTGCAATGACCACAATCCAATTTACGTTAGCCGAAGCTACGTCATTGTTGCTTGGATCTTTACTAATTCCCATGATCTTAAGTTGTTGAGCTGTAGTATCTAAACCTGAGTCGTTAAACTCAACTTTAGAAACGAAGTTAGGTGCTGAACCAGCTGTGTAAGCTAAATCAGCAGTCTTTCCTACGTCTGTTACTGCAGAAGCTCCTGCGTTATTAGATTGTATTTCGAACCTTTCGTAAGGGTCGTCTACTACAAATCCAACAATGTCAGTCGCTGTGTTTGATGCCGCCAAATGGTTTGCATATGTAGGCTTGGATGTTGATGCATCTGTAAAGAAAACACCAGTAAGAGCTCCTCTCAAATCACCGCCAGCACCTGCTACTAATAAGTAGCCGCCTGAAGTTTTCACTGGATCGTTTTGATAGATCGCAGATGAACTTGCAGCAATTGAGTATTCACTCAAACCTTGGTTATCTCTATTCTGACCAACTTTTCCGATTGCTCTCAGTCCGAAAGCAGCGTCTTGGTTTGCCATATTTTTCTCCTTTTGCAAAACTACTATCCGTAGTCTTGCGGGTTAACATTAATGTGTTTTTGATATCACAAAGAAATTATTTCTTCGTACCACCAAAAGTTACACGAGTCTGCCTATCAGCGTTGATTGGCATACTTGAATGTTGCTCCTTCATAAGATCGTTGTTTACTGCGTCGTCTCTGTCCTTAGTTTGCTGAGCAAAATAAGCTTCTCGAGATTTGGCGATCTCCTCTGGTATCCTAGCCAACACTAGGCCTCCAACTCCTATGACTCCTGCGTATTTACCGTCTTTCAGTTGTGGATACTCTGAGTCTGGATATTCATCGGCTCTAACCAATTCCCATCCGGATCTCATTTTACCTGACATGTTTTTAGTATCGTCAAATCCTAAAACTTCAGTTCGTATCCATCTGTGCCTGAATCCGTCTGGCGCAGGTGGTGCATCTAAGTTAGATGGTGGAGTCCAAGTCTTAGGTCTTGTATCTTTTTCTCTAGACTGGCTCGCACGCGGGGTCTTCATTTTATCATTTTCCATATGCTATACCTCCTTCGTGATTTTTAATTGTTTTGCATAATCTTCTAATGGCACTCCTAATTTTTTAGCGATAGCAACCTGAGAAGGTGTGAGTCTCACGGTTTTGCGACCAGATCTGTTTACACTTCGCTTCGCTGAAGCTACTATTTGTGTCGGTTTGGTCGTATCATTTTGAACCTTACCATCAGTTGTATCAAATTTCTGCGGAAATTCAAGTCTTATTCTTTTATCTATTTCCGTATAATATTCGTCCGTCTGAGGGTCAAATCCTTCTTCATCCACTAGTTTTTTGTGTAGATCAAATGCAGTGTATGTCATAGCTGTATTTGTACCAAACCATTTATTTCTTGAACCCCAATCTTCTGCTTTAGGGTCTGCTTGCGCAGTTTGTTGAGGAGATACTCTAGGTATTTCTCTCTGTGTTGGTTCAGCTTTAGCCATATCTTCATATGCTGCTTTTGCTTCATTTAGTCTTGCTTCTTCATATCCAAGTCTAGCAATATCTTTACTAGCTTCAACTTCTGCTGCAAGATCTCCTGCTTCTTTCGCTGCTGCTAGTTTTGCTGCTGATGCTTGTAAGCCAGATTTGATTCTCTCTTCTCTGTCTTTAACACCTGCTTGCTCAACTGAAGAATATTTCTTTTGAAGTTTTTCTTTTTGTTCTTTTTGGTTTTTAGCAAAAGACAAAGCTTCATCTTTTTGTCTCTCTGCTTCTCTCCACTTCTTCGTAAGTTTAGATATTCTTCTTTGAACGTCTTTTGAATACGTTTCTAATTCTTCTTTCTTCTCTTCAGGTTTTTCTTCCTGAGTAGCTTCTGGCTTCTCGTCACTCGCTTCTACCTTC